AAGCAGATGTTTGAAAACAAGGTAACAAACCTTGCAAAGAAAACACAGGGACAACTAATTATTAAAGAATACCCAACGGCATCTGCTCACGCTGGGCACTTTAAGTCACTTCTTAATGAACTTGCACTTAAGAAGTCGTTTAGACCTGATATTATTTTCATTGATTACCTTAATATATGTTCTTCTTCAAGGTATCGCGGGAATAGTAACATTAACTCTTATACATTTGTGAAAGCAATCGCAGAAGAACTTCGTGGTCTTGCTGTGGAGTTTAATGTTCCTATCGTAAGTGCTACACAAACGACAAGATCCGGTTTTGGTTCATCTGACGTAGAATTAACCGATACCTCAGAATCATTCGGTCTTCCTGCAACTGCTGACTTAATGTTTGCATTGATTTCAACAGAAGAACTTGAGGGTCTTGGTCAAATTCTGGTCAAACAACTTAAGAACCGATATAATGATCCTACCATTCATAAGCGTTTCGTGATTGGTATTGACCGTGCAAAAATGCGTCTTTATGACTGCGAACAATCTGCTCAGAATGATATCCTTGACAATGGAAAAGAAGAAGAGTATGATTATGAAGAAAAGAAACCTAAAAAATCATTTGAAGGATTTAAATTCTGATGACTATTGATCTTAACAAATATGTTGAATTCGTTGACGCAACTACATCAAACCCCAGTAAACAATATAGTGAATTTCTCAAGCGACTTCACAATCTTGAAGTTGAGGGATTTCCTACCGAGCGACTGCTTACTGCTGCTGTAGGAATGTCTGCCGAAGCAGGTGAGTTTACTGAGATTGTAAAGAAGATCGTATTTCAAGGCAAACCGGTAAATGAGGAAAATCTGTTTCACCTGAAGCGCGAACTTGGAGACATTATGTGGTATGTTGCTCAAGCCTGTATGGGTCTTGATGTTTCTCTTGAAGAAGTTATTCAAATGAACTTTGAGAAACTAAGTGCTCGTTACCCTGAAGGTGCATTTACTATTGAGCGTTCTGAAAATCGTAAGAAGGGGGACCTATGACTAAAGAAAAACAAGTAACTATTAAAATAGATGTGCGTTCTGCTGCTGCGGTTCGTCAAGTTCTCTTTGATGCACAAAAGGGATATACTTATGATGAAGTATGTGTTCCTTCACGGATTACTGATATTCGTGGCGTAATTCAGCAACTTGATGATAGTATTGGTGCTGTTCTTGGTGTTTGACCCTTCGGGGTCTTTTTTTATAAATAACTAAAAAGTATTTGTAAAATGGATCTTAAAGAACTATGCAGTTTAATGGAAGCATATTCTGAAGTTTATGCTCCTCAAGAAGTTAATGAACTATACAAAGGTAAGCACGGTCAGACTGAAAAAGAGTATCAAGATTCTCGTTCACATGGCGGTAAGATGATTTCTGGTGATTCTAAGTCTTCGGGTGCTGCTTGGTCTCATCGTTCTTATAAGGGTGTTGGAAAACCCGCTAAACCCGGTGAGCGTCAGGCAAATCAAGGTAAAATGGATAGGGGTACTCGTGCTGATATTGAGTATCGTAAAACAAACTTAAAGAAAGAAGAACTTGATATCTTTGATGTAGTCCTTGAGTTCCTCCAAGCAGAAGGATATGCAGAAACTCTGGAAGAAGCAGAGTGGATGATGGCAAATGTGATTGATGAAGAAGCGATTGAGATTATCCTTGGTGAAGAAGAACTTGATGAAGCATCAAGAAGAGATGAATTCACGAGAGCAGCTATTGCTCGTAATTCTGGTAAAAAGGGTGGAATTACATTTGAACCAGGACCAAATTGGGATGCTTCTGCCAATCGCGGAAAAGGTGCTCATATTTCACCAAAACAAAAAGAAAAGCAACGCCGTAAAGCACTTCGTCAAGAAGATTTTGAACTTTGGGTAAACTCTCTTGTAGAAGAAGGTTATGACCTCTCAGATTATACCTGGGATGATATGTATAAGTTTTATCTTGATGAAGCAATCACTAGCGAAAAAGGTAAAGCAAAAGCAGCAGAAATGATTGCTAAGCGTTCTACTCCTTCTGGTAGAGCAAAACCAGGACAAGGTGCTTCTGTTTCTCAAATCAAGCATATTAGTCGTTCTAATAGAGAAGGACTTGGTTTAACTCCCGCTACTCGTTCTACTTCTGGTTCAAACCGTCCAAAATCATATTCTGGAATGGGTGGGACTGGAAACAAAGCAGCAAGAAGAGCAGGTTTAACTCCAACCAGAGAAAAACCAAATGCTTGGAAAGAAGAATATATGGATGAGGCACAAGCAGCAAGAGAAAATCCAGAGAAGTATGAAAGAGAGCAGGCAAAGAAATCTGCTCCTGTTCGTGGAGAAAGAACTCCTATGCCCCCAAGAGGTGATAAGCGTAGAGAGGACTTTGAGAAGTGGTATGCTAAGCAAATGGGTCGCTGATAAATAACCACGGAAGGTTGCTCTAACCCACTTGACTTTTAGTTGAGTGGGTTTTATAATATCTTGAAACGGGGTGTTCGTATAACGGTTATTACTCTGGATTTGCATTCCAGCAATAAGGATTCGATTTCCTTACACTCCATTCTAAATACCTAAAAAGGGTAATGGCAAAAAGCGTCCTTGGAACAGATCTCTACACAAAAGCGGTAACAGTCATCAACGACAATCTCTATGAATTGGGTATGTCAATTGATGATAAAAAAACTCAGGGATCGTATATCTATATTCAGTGTGATGAAGATAGAACAGAAACCAGAGAGTCTTTGGAAATGGAACTTGAAAGAATTTCTGGAATCAGGTGTAGTAGAAAATATGTAAAATCAAAATCATCATTTGATTTAACTGAAGTTGATGGTTTTGGTAGTAAAATTTATATCGCATATAAAAACGTTAGGGGTGGAATGCAAGAAACCACCCTAAACTCAACTATTACAGAATTGTTTCCTGCGATTGCTTTTGAGGCAGGTATTGATACAAATCTTTCTCCAGACATTTTTTTTAATAAACTTGTAGAAGTAAACAAACCACAATTGGGTGCTTATAAAAACAAAAGTGCATATGATGCTGGCAAACTATTTTTAGACAAAGCACAAACTTCTTCTAAGTTTGAAGAAAAGACAATAAATGCTCAAGCAATTACGAGATGGTTAATTGCTGAAAATAAAAGAAAAAAGATTAGTAAAGTTGTCTGGGGATATCGTAATAATTTGAAACCAGAAGGAGTGTCACCCAATCATAAAGGAGATATTTTTGTTGTCTATGATAATAGTGAGGGTGGCGAGATTTTAGGAATCTCTTTGAAAGCTGGTGGAGCAAAAACTGCAGAACCTCAATTTAATAGTTACGTTAGACCTATCTTTACTTCTTTTGGAATGTTGAGCGATTATGCAAAACTTGAAAAAGAATCATATGAAACTTTTTACAAAGGTATTCCTGGTATTACGCCACAGAATACCTATGGAAAGGCGGCGATGACAAAAGTTATTGGTGCTTTTGAAAAGAATAATCCTAAACAATATGAAATGTTATATGATGCACAATTGGAGTTTGTAAGACAGTATATCTGCGATATGATGAATGACAATCCCGCTAAGGCAAAAAAATGGTTACTTCACGAAGTGGCTGCAGAGCAGGAGAATGTTCCTCTTATTGTTCTAAAGGCTGCTGGTAGTGAAACTACAATTATCAATGATGAAAATATAATCAAAGATTGTGTTCAAGTATCTAAGAAGACAAATGGAATTAAAGCATATCCATCTAAAACATCAAAACAAAATTGGCACATTGATTTGACGTGTAAGTTAAAAACAACCACTCTTAATTTTTCAATAAGAACTAATAAAACTGGAATTAGTCATAAGTTGGGACAATACATTAATCTTGCAGTCAAGTTTAACGGAATATCTAAATAAAGGTATAAGATTAAACAATATGAAAAGTTTTCTCAATTTTTTATCTGAAGCAAAAGAATCGCAAGCAGCAATGCAGGCGCACAAACTTGGATATACTGGAGACGGTCACGGTAGATGGTTAGATCGTTCCGGTAAAGTTGTTGCAAGAACAGAAAAAGGAAAACTAAAGTATATTGATGGTCGCCAACCAAAAGGTTCGGAGCAACCAGCAGCAGAAAGACAACCTGCAGGTGCTGCTCCATCTACACAACCAACTCAAGCAGCACCTGCCCCTGCTCCACAACCTCAAGCAGCATCGGGACAAGCACCTGAAGAGCAACCAGCAGAAGAACTACCACCACTCACTGTTGTCTTTGGTCGCTTCAATCCGCCAACAGTAGGACACGAAAAACTTCTTAAGTCTGCGAAGAGAATCTCTGCTGGTGGAGACATTAAGATTTATCCTTCAAGATCTCAAGATCCAAAGAAGAATCCTTTAGATCCTAATACTAAAGTTTCTTATATGAAAAAAATGTTCCCTGAATTTGAGGAGAACATTATTAACGATGAAGAAATGAAAACCATTTTTAACGTCTTAGTGACTGCAAATGAGGATGGTTATAATAATGTAAACATTGTTGTTGGATCTGATCGTCAAGCAGAGTTTGAGAACCTGGCACAAAAGTATAATGGAGACCTTTATAACTTTGATTTAATTCGTGTAGTGTCTGCTGGTGTTCGTGATGCTGATGCTGAAGGTGTGGAGGGAATGTCTGCATCTAAAATGAGAAAAGCAGTTCTTGATGATGATTTCAAATCATTCCGTAGAGGAACTCCAAAAACTCTTGATGATGGAGAAACTCAGGCACTCTTTAATGCTGTTCGTCAAGGAATGGGTGTAAAGAAATCAAAAGTTAAAAAGGAAAGTTTTGCACTATGGGAGATTGCTCCAAAGTGTGATATGAGAAACTTGCGTGAGAATTATATAAAGGGGAGAATCTTTAGAATCGGTGATAGGGTAGAAAACTTAAACACTGGATTGATTGGTGAAGTAATGCGTAGAGGAACTAATCACCTTATTTGTGTAACTGAAGAGGGTTATATGTTTAAGTCTTGGATTAAAGATGTGATGGAATATACCGAAGTTAAAATGGATTCTCCGATGAGAGATAGAACTCACCCAAATACTCTTGTTGGGACATTGGGCGCATTCAAGCATTATGCATCAAAAACTCCAGGTGTAGTAGGAACCAATAAAAAATATATTCAAAAAGGTGGTAAGGCATACGGAGTCAATTTAATAAATAAGTATAAGGCAAAGAAAGTAAGTACTTATTAAGATGTCAACTAATCCTCTGAATGATATTTCCAGAGTGTATCTGGAGCAAGTTGCTGCTGTTGAAGAAGGTGTAAGACCCACTCCAGTAGAAAAACCACTTGATAAAGCAGCGTTCAAAAAGCGCAGAAGAAGTCTTGCTGGAAAAGAGAAAAGAGCAGAAGCTAGAGGTAGAGGACACGAAGGTAAAGAATGGTATAACAGTGGTAATACCTATTCTCCCGATGAAGCAAAGAGAATGCGTTCAAAACTGGATGATGCAGAAAGACGTACAAGACATCGTAGTGCTGTAGATCCTGATAACGAGGATGATAATAACTACTCTGCAGACAAGACGAAGAATCCTAAGAAACTCCGTAAGCAAAAAGCAATGGGAGAACTTGGTGAGCAGAATGTTCAAGAGTTGTTCGTCACTAGATTATCCCCTGAAGAAAGAGAAAAGAAAAAGAGAGAAAAGAAAATTGCAACATTGATTACTTTAATGAAACACGCAAAAGATCCTTCTGCCGATGTTGCTAAAACTAAAAAAGAAGAATTTGATATTGATGAATCAGCAGTTCCTGGAAAACCTGCTGAAAGACTTGGTGCAGTGACTGCTATTCCAAAAGCAGAGCAAGATGCCGCAAGAGAAAGACTGCTCGCAAAAGCAAAAGCAATGAGAGAAAAGAAAAAGATTGAAGAAGAAAAGAAAGCAAAGCGTTGGTGGGATGATGATGGCGATGGTAAGGGGTGGGAAGAAGGTGAAGTTTCTGGTAAGTTTAAGAGAAAGAAAGTAAAGGAAGCACTAGATCCTGTTGGTAAAGAGGATGATGACATTGATAATGACGGTGATGTTGATAAGTCTGATTCATACTTAAAGAATCGTAGAAAGGCAATCGGCAAAGCAATCGGAGTTAAGAAAGAAGGATTCTCAAACTGGAGAGAAGACTTAATTGAAATCAAAGACATTGCAAAGAAAGATGATACTGATAAAAAGATCAGTGAAAAAAATGTAAACAACAAGGTAGTAATCAATCCATCAATCACTGAGGCAGTAGAAAATCTTGGTGGAACTCTTCTTGAAATGGTTGAGATTGATGAAGTTGATTATATTGTAGAGAGTGTTTATGATGAACTTCTTGAAGAGGGATATGAAGAGGATGATATTGAAGAAGCACTTGAATATGCACTGACTGAAGCAAAAGTAACATTCGGGCACGACACTAAAAAACCAGAATCTGGTGCAAGTCGTTTAGTTAAAGCAGTTGGAAGACTCGCAAGGCAAAAACTTGCTGGCGCTAAAAAGTCCGCAAAAGCAGCAGTTGCAAAGGGAGCAAGAAAGGTTGCTAAAGGTGCATTAGGTGTTGCTCGCAAGATAGAAGGTGGTGATAGCAAACCAAGTGCCGCTCATACGAAAACTAGAACTGCATCTACCTATCGTGGTGCTGGTGCGGGAACTAAAGAAAGAGTAAGTAGTGGTTCTTATACACCATCTACACCAAAGAAAACGGAAAAACCCGAAGATCCTTGGGCAGGTAGTGCAACCACTCCACCAAAGGCAAAGAAAAAGAAAGCAGCGGCACCAAAAGCAAAAGCACCTGCTGCTACTCCAAAGAGAAAGAGAAAGTCCAAGTTAGATGATCTTCTTGCTGATATTAGAAGTGAGCAAGTTCAAATTGACGAAAAGACTCTGACTTCTGCCGAGACAAAGGAAAGAGAAAGAATCGTAAAGTCAATGAAGGATAAAGCAGCAGACTTTGAGAAGAGATATCCTGGTCGTGGTAAAGAAGTAATGTATGCTACTGCCACTAAGATGGCAAAGAAAATTGCTGAGCAGGCAATGGAACTTCAACCAAAGTCACAAGCACCAGTAAAAGAAAAACCACTTGATACTACCACTGAAAGGCAAAAATATTCAAATCTGAAAATGACGCAGCAAAAGCAGCAGCAACTTCAGAGACAGAAACTTAACCTTCAGAAACAGGGAAAGCTTCCTTTAGAGGCTGACTGATCTAAATAATGGTGGATCCCTTTTATAGGAGGATATTATGGCAGCATTAGTCGCAGTAGTAAAACCACTTGTTGTTTCAATTGCAACTCATCCAGCAGTGAAAAATCTTGTTGTTGAACTTCTTGAAAAATATGTAAGGACGACCGATAATACTGTTGATGATGTAGTTGTTGCTTTGGTTAAAGAAAAACTCTTTACCCCACAAGCATGATTACTTGCTTTTTAACTAACTGGGGAGTAACCATTGTTCTTGGTCTATTACTAACTGCCTCTGAGTGGTTATCTAAAACACAAAGATTTGAGGAGAATGGGTTACTTGATTTAATAACTAACTTTTTGAAAGTTATTCTACACAAAGGAGATCAAAAGTAAAGGTCTCCTTTTTTTATAAATATTATTAGCAAATAATTTTTACGGAAGAAAGACATGGCACTTTGGGGAAATAACGATGCTGTAGGTGCTGCTGGAACAGTATCCCTAAACTATTCAACTTTGGTTGTTACCGGAACTGGAACAACTTTTGGAAATGTTGGTGCTGCAGCAACTGGTGATGTGATTAGATTTGGAAACCGTGCAGGTACTTATTTTGGAGATGCTGTAATCGTCGGTATCGCAAGCACCACTCAACTCTCAATTGCATCAACTACTGGACTCAGCGGCGCTTCAATTGCTGGCACAACATTTACCGTAAGCCAACTTCCCAAATATACTGTTCTTGATTCTAAGTACAGCCAAGCTTCTTGGGGAACTGATGATTCCTATGTTTATGGTGTTGCCGAAGGTGGTATGACGGCAGCTAATGGAACTTCATATGCATTAACTCATGAAGGTTGGGTTGGAGTTACCACATACAATGACTCTACTGGAACTTTAAGAGTTAAGCATGAGGTTCTTGTTGCTATGTCAGGTATTACTACAGGAAATGCTCCTGCTTATCCACCTGCTTGATAATATATGATTTTTAATGAGTTGAATGAGGATAACTTCCTCATCTTCGCTATTAAACATTATGAAAATCCTCAGGCTGTTACTAGAGAGGATTTTGATAAGGACTTAAATCATTTTAAGTATATTAAAAGATTATTGAAACGATATAAGAATACTGGGCAACTTAAAACCCATCTTCTTCTTAATCATTTTATCATTCTTTATAATATTTTTGGTGAAGCAACAACGCCTATGTTATTTTTTAAAATTGAAAAGGAGTTGTGGTCCTCTATGAAATCTTTCATCATTTTCTTAGGAAAACTTCCCGAGTATCCGAAGTCTAGTATTCATGATATACAGGTTGATTTAAATTGCCTATCCCAACTTTATAAAATCTACAATGGATCAGAAGAAACTTGATTGGATTATTTCAATAGTCAGAGAAGAAATGATGTCTGCTGGTACTGGTGGATTCACCAGTTCTTCTGATCCAAAAGGTCCTGTTGCTGGATTTGATCCTGTTATGGGGTTAACAAGAAGAAAAAAATATGCATCTTTAGGTGTAGGATCCCGCAAACGCTGGATGAAGAAAAAATCAACCTCATAAGAACCATGTTCGGTCAAGACTCCAAAATTAAAGTTGCAGTTCTTGAAGAAAGAGTAAAAATTCATGAAGAAATGGTTGAGCGTGTAGATGCTGCTATTCAAACTTTAAGTGAAACGAATCAAAATATTTGCAAGATGCTTGCTGTTCATGATGAAAGATTGGGGCAGTGTACTAGAGAAGATATAAGTATCATTGAAAAAATTGGAAAAATGGAAGTAAAGTTGGAAGATGTATCCAGAATCAAATGGATGACGGTAGGATGTGGTGTTGTTCTTACAATCTTAACTGCAGCATTTTCAACTCTTGCATCTGGTTGGTGGACACCATCGGAACTACAGGTTCAAACTGAGGGTCATACGCATCAGCAAACAGTCGCTCCTGATACTAAATAATTTTGCGTTGGCACTTGTTGCCATGAAAACTAAAAAGAAACCGTCCATTTACTCTCTACAAAAAATAACAAACTCTGTTATAAAATGGACGGCAATTATAACATACCTTTGCCTTGACAAGGAAGTGTAGTCTGATAGAATAGATACACCTTGAGTATTTGATTATGGATTATGTTGATGTTAAATACATCAATTTGATATCTGCAAGATTTCAAAAGTTTAAGAAGGTAAAAAACAACCTTTATAATCTTAGGTGTCCTATTTGTGGTGATTCTCAAAAAAACAAAAATAAAGCAAGGGGATATCTATATCAAGTAAAAAATAACACCAACTTTAAATGCCATAACTGTGGTATTAATATATCATTTAATAATTTTTTGAAGCAGATTGATTCTGCGATTCATAAGCAATATACTTTTGAAAAGTTTAAGGAAGGACATTCGGGAAAAAACTTTACTACTCCAGAACCAGTTTTTCATTTTGAAGCACCAAAGTTCAGACCAAAGATAAATCTACCAAAAGCGTCTGGGAATGAAGATGCAAAAAAATATCTTGAAGATAGAAAGTTAAACCCGGATAAATTTTATTACACAGATAAATTCAAATCATGGGCAAACTCTTTTAAAGAGGTGTTCGATGATATAACTAAAGATGAACCTAGGATTATTATTCCTTTGTTCTATCAAAATATTCTTGTTGGATTTCAAGGTAGAGCACTTGGTCTTAACAAGATTAAATACATTACTATAATGCTTGACGATGACGCACCAAAAATCTACGGTCTCGATGAGATTGAAAAAGACAAAACTGTATACGTCACAGAAGGTCCATTCGATTCCACTTTCATTCCAAACGCGATTGCTCTTTGTGGAGCTGACGGTGATCTTGGTAAGTGGGGTATTTGCGATCCTACTTGGATATACGATAACGAACCACGCAATAGAGAAATCCTATCAAGAATTTCCCGTGTTATCGAAATGGGACAAAAAGTTGTCATCTGGCCTTCAACAATAAAAGAGAAGGACATCAATGATATGATATTGTCTGGACTGAATGTTCAGTCTGTGATAGAATCTAATACTTATTCTGGACTAGAAGCAAAACTTAAATTTACTACCTGGAAAAAAATATGAGCAACGGCACCAAAGTTAAAAAGCGTGATGGTCGAATTGAGTCTCTTGACCTAGACAAGATGCATCTGATGGTTGAAGAGGCATGTAGAGGTCTTGCAGGCGTCTCTGCAAGTCAAGTTGAGATGACTTCTGGTATTCAATTTTATGATGGAATTACGACAGCAGAGATTCAAGAGATTTTGATTCGATCTGCTTCGGATTTGATTGATCTAGACCACCCAAACTATCAATACGTTGCTGCAAGGCTACTTCTGTTTTCTGTCCGTAAACAACTATACGGAAAGATGAAAGAACTTCCTAGTTTGGAACAGCATATTTACAACTGCGTTAATGCGGAAGTCTATGATAATGATATTTTTAACAAATATTCAAAAGAAGAGATTGGTAAAGCCGATTCGTATATTGATCATGACCGTGACTATTTGTTCACTTATGCGGGTTTACGTCAGGTCGTTGACAAGTACCTTGTGCAAGACCGGAGTGGCGGCGGAGTATATGAAACTCCCCAGTTTATGTACATGATGATTGCTCTGACTATTTTTGCAGAGTATCCAAAAGAAACAAGAATGTCATATGTCAAGAGGTATTATGACGCAATCTCAAAGCACAAAATCAACATCCCAACTCCCATCATGGCAGGAGTGCGAACACCACTTAGACAATTTGCTAGTTGTGTTCTTGTTGATGTTGATGACACCCTCGATTCTATCTTTAGCAGTGATATGGCTATTGGTAGATATGTTGCACAGAGGGCGGGAATCGGCATCAACGCTGGTAGGATCCGTGGCATCAACAGCAAAATCAGAGGGGGAGAAGTTCAACACACGGGTGTTGTACCATTTCTCAAAAAGTTTGAAGCAACTGTCAGATGTTGCACGCAGAATGGCATACGAGGTGGATCCGCGACGGTCCACTTCCCAATCTGGCACCAAGAAATAGAAGATATTCTTGTTCTTAAAAACAACAAGGGAACGGAAGATAATCGTGTCCGTAAACTTGATTATTCCATTCAAATTAGCAAGTTGTTCTATGAAAGATTTATTCAAGATGGTGAGATCACGCTATTCTCTCCACATGATGTTGCTGGACTTTATGATAGCTTTGGACTCCCTGAGTTTGATGCTCTCTATGTACAATATGAAAAAGATCCGTCCATTAAGAAAAAAACTATTAAAGCGCAAGAACTCATCCTTAACTTACTTAAAGAACGTGCGGAAACGGGTCGTGTCTACATTATGAATATAGATCACTGCAACTCTCATAGTTCTTTCAAAGATAAAGTTAATATGAGCAATCTTTGCCAAGAGATTACTTTACCCACTGATCCCATCCAACATATTGATGATAAAATGGGGGAGATTGCACTTTGTATTCTTTCCGCTATCAATGTTGGAAAGGTAAAATCTGATGAAGAACTTGAAGAACTTTGTGACCTTTCTGTTCGCGGTTTAGATGAGTTGATCGACTATCAGAAGTACCCCGTAGAGGCGGCAGAAATCGCCACTAAGGCACGTCGATCTCTTGGTATAGGGTTTATTGGTCTTGCTCACTATTTGGCAAAACTTGGGTATAATTATGACTCACAAGAAGCATGGGATGCTGTTCATGGTCTTTCTGAGTCATTCCAGTATTATCTGCTTAAAGCATCTAACCAACTTGCTAAGGAAAAGGGACATTGTGAATATTTTGGTCGCACCAAATATTCTGATGGTATTCTTCCGATTGATACATACAAGAAAGACGTAGACGAAATCTCTTCTATTGATTTACAGCATGATTGGGAGTCACTTAGAGCATCCATCCTGGAGCACGGTCTCAGGCACTCAACATTGTCCGCACAGATGCCATCGGAGAGCAGTTCCGTTGTGTCAAACGCAACCAATGGAATCGAACCACCTCGTGGATTCTTGTCCATTAAGAAATCAAAGAAGGGTCCGCTCAAACAGATTGTTCCTCAGTACCACACTCTTAAGAATGCTTACACGCTTCTTTGGGATATGCCTAGCAATACTGGTTATATCAATATTGTTGCTGTTATGCAAAAGTTCTTTGATCAAGCGATTTCTGGAAACTGGTCGTATAATCCAGAGA